GGCCGCGATGATCGGCCGCGATGATCGGCCGCGATGATCGGCCGCGATGATCGGCCGCGATGATCGGCCGCGATGATCGGCCGCGATGATCGGCCGCGATGATCGGCCTGCAATATATCGTAAAACCCTATTCTTAAATCGATACTCTACTTCATGCAATCTATTAATCGTAGAAAAATATTTTTGACGATAGCAGTCTAGAAAAAATATATTTCAAAGAAAAAAATCGATGAAAGTTATTAACGAAAAGTTGACTAAATATATTTTCACAAACTAAAAATTTTTAAGGGTCCTATGTAACACTAACCACTGCGAAGGTATTCGGATCGCACCATAAAAGTAGGCAATACGTTATAAAGTTGTTTCGATAATGCAAGACACACCTCGCCCAGTAACCGAAATAGCGAAATCGGATATTTTATCATTTTTATTCTTATCGCGCTATCTTCGTATTATCGTATTTGAATCATGGCTCTCATTAGCAGGTCCGAAGCCGCACGCGCATTGGGCGTATCGCCTGAAGCTGTCTACGCAGCAGTAAAAAGCGGAAGATTATCGGTCAAGAAAGACGCATATGGCAAGCCTGTTGTGGATAGCGAAACAATGCGAGAGGAATGGGCCAAAAACACGCAGACGAGAATCGGTATCGGCCCTAAAGCCGCCGGGCAAGGTAAAGAAAAGAAGCCTTTGCGCAGTCGCGAGGAGAGGATGGCTTCAGGATCGGAGCAGCCAAGGATCAGCAAGACCCAGGAGTCGATCCCTGACTATGACGAATCTCGCGCTCGAACGGAGCATTTAAAAGCAGAGCTGCTCGAACTTGATCGACAGCAAAAAGAGGGACTCTTGGTCAAAGCAGAAGACATTGCGCTTGAGTGGTCAGAAATTATCACTCGCGCAAGAACGAAGCTATTAGGGATACCAACCAAGGCGAAACAACGAATACCAGACTTAGATACAGACGCTATTGGTGTTTTGGATGATATTGTGCGCGAAGCCTTAGAAGATTTAGCTGGTGACAGCGAATAACGTAGAGAAACTAAGAAAGTCAGCCGCTTTAGCGTTTAAACCGCCAAAGAAGATGACTTTAAGCGAGTGGGCGGACTCTTATGCCTACTTAAGTGCAGAATCGAGCGCAGAAGGCGGAAGATGGCACACGCTGCCTTACCAGAAGGGGATAATGGATGCGATCACGAATCCCAAGATCGAGCAGATCAGCGTGATGAAAAGTGCCCGTGTCGGGTACAGCAAAATTCTTAATCACGTCGCGGCCTTTCATATTCATCAGGATCCGTGCCCGATCATGATTGTGCAGCCCACCATTGAGGATGCACAGGGCTATTCAAAGGAAGAGATCGCGCCAATGTTGCGTGACACGCCTTGCCTCAAGGGTGTAGTGAGCGAGGCCAAGTCAAAAGACGGAGCCAACACGATCCTGCAGAAGCAGTTTCCTGGCGGGAGCCTGAGTCTGGTGGGCGCTAACAGTCCGCGTGGCTTCAGGCGGGTCAGTAGGCGAGTGGTGCTATTTGATGAGGTTGATGGTTATCCACCTTCAGCTGGGACCGAGGGCGACCAGATCAAGCTTGGGATTAGGCGTACTGAGTATTACTGGAACAGAAAGATCGTGGCGGGGTCAACGCCAACGGTTAAGGACTTCAGCCGTGTCGAGCGAATGTTTCTGCAGGGTGATCAGAGGCGTTATTTCGTGCCGTGCCCTGATTGCGGTCATATGCAGTATCTGAAATGGGCAAATATGAAGTGGCACGACAATGATCCAGATACAGCCAGTTACTGTTGCGAAAGCTGTGGCGTATGGATCCCGGCAGCGAAGAAGCGTTGGATGGTTGAACGCGGTGAGTGGCGGCCCACCGCGCCTGGCAATGGTAAACATGTTTCGTTTCATATTTGGGCGGCGTATAGCTATAGCCCCAATGCGAGCTGGTCAACGCTGGTTGAGGAGTTTCTTGATGCGAAAAACGACGCAGAGCAGCTGAAGACATTCGTGAACACTGTTCTGGGCGAGACGTGGGAAGACGAGTATGCGTCGAAGGTTAATGCCGACGGTCTCAGCGAACGTTCAGCTGATGAAAAGTACAAGCAGGGCGTTGTGCCTGCAGAGGCATTGTTGCTCACTGTTGGCTGTGATACGCAGGACACCTGGCTCTCACTCAGTGTCTGGGGATGGGGCCGCGAAGAGCAGGGGTGGTTGATCGACAGGGTGAAAATTTACGGCGACCCGTCGCGGAAAGACGTGTGGAAGCAGTTGGACGAGATTGTGCAGACGCCTTACAAGTCTGAGGATGGTCGTGAGTTGAAGCCAATAGTGGTAGCCATTGATAGCGGCGGCCACCACACCAGTGAGGTTTATCAGTACGCAAGAGAGCGTCAGAGCTTGGGCGTCGTTGCGATCAAGGGCATGTCAACCAAGAACAAGCCGCCAATTGGCAAGGCAAGCAAGGTTGACCTGAACTCGCAGGGTAAAACGCTCAAGAAAGGCGCTCAGGTCTTCCCTGTTGGATCGGACACGATCAAGTCACTTTTGTTCGGCAGGCTGAAGCACAACGATGTCGGCCCAGGGTATTTGCATTTTTATCCAACAGTCGAGAAAGATTATTTTGAAGAATTGACGGCAGAAAAGCAGATCCTTAAGTACAAGAATGGGTTCCCTGTGAGGGTTTGGGTCAAAAGCAGCAGTGCAAGAAACGAGGCGTTGGACGAGCTTGTCTACGCTTACGCGGCATTAAATCGTGTGTATCAAATCAAAGACCGCAGGACGTTATGGGATCAGATGGAAAGAACACCTGAAGAACGGAAAGAGTCTAAGCGTGCAGTTTCGGCTAAGCGAACTCAGAGAAGTTTTGTTAATCAGTGGTAAGAGTTAGACTGCTCAATATCAAGTGACTTATGTAGATGGCAATCCCTCCATCCATAACAAGCGGCGTGGATGCGGTATGGGTTGATGCCGAAACTGTTGACGTGTTTGGTGATGCTGTAACCAGCTCCACTCACTCTCTGGTTTACTATTTTCGCCTTAACACCAATTCGCAGGGCTTAACAGCAACGGCGGTTGCTTACAACAGCGGCTGGAAGACTACGCTGACTGCTGCCGCGACTGGTTCAGCAGACCCCAGTCCTAGCTGGTTTTTTCAAGCTGTTCTCACGAAGACCGGTGATAGCACTGTTCAGGAATACAGCCGAGGCCAGATTGAGATTCGCCCTTCTTTGGCGTATACGGGCACACCTGGAGCGTTTGACGGCAGGACGCAGGCTCAACAGGACTTGGATGCAGTAAAAGCAGCCATCAGGTCCATCGTTTCTGGCGGCGCTGTCTCTGAGTATAAAATCGGGAGTCGTAATTTAAAGCGATACGATCTCTCAGAATTAATCGAACTTGAGTCAAGATTAAAGTCTATCGTGGCTAAAGAGAATAAAGCCAAACTGATTGCCTCAGGGCTTGGCGATCCACATAATCTCTACGTTCGATTTAACGGAAGCTGATGGGACTTCGTACACGATTTCTAAGAACGCTGGGGCTCCAGCGAGTGCCACGGGATAAGCCTCGTCGCCGTCGCCGTAGCTATGCGGGTGCGATTGTTTCGCGTCTTACTAGCGACTGGATGAGCACTAGGGCCAGTGCTGATGCCGAGATTCGGAACAGCCTGAGCAAGCTGCGCGACCGTTCGCGTGAGATGGTGCGGAATAATCCGTATGCAAAGCAGGCGAAGCGCACCACTCAAGTCAATGTCGTTGGCAGTGGTATCAAGCTCCAGTCCCAGGTTCAGCAGGTTCGTGGCCGGAAACCCAGTGAAGCGATTAATCGCCTCATTGAAGAGAAGTGGCATTTATGGACCCGTGCGCAGTATTGCGATGTTGCGGGGCGACATAGCTTCCACATGATGGAATGGCTGGCGACTGGTGCTTTGCCTGAATCAGGCGAAGCGTTGTTTCGCATCATCCGGCGTCCGTTTGGGGGCAGCAGGGTGCCATTGGCCCTTGAGATGATCGAGTCTGATGTGCTTGATGAGGAGTATCAGGGACCAACGCTCGCGAAGCTCAATGAGTGGAGGATGGGCGTTGAGATCAACGAATGGGGTCGCCCTGTTCGTTATGCGTTCTTAACTCGTCATCCTGGCGACTATTGGTTCCAGAATGCACCTCAGAAAGGTGACAAGCATGTTTTCCTGCCTGCGGAAGACGTAATTCACTTGTTTCTTCCAGAGCGTCCGCAACAGCATCGCGGAGTGCCCTGGTTCCATTCAGTGATGGCTGATGCTCATCAGTTGCAGGGTTACGAAGAAGCCGCTGTGATTCGCGCTCGCGCTGGTGCTTCTGTGATGGGATTTGTCACAAGCCCAGAGGGTGAGCTTGAGGGCGATGATGTCGAAGCTGATCGCAGAATTAGCGAGTTTGAACCTGGTATGTGGAAATATTTAGAGCCTGGTCAGAATGTTGAGGTTCCAAACATCAGTTCACCTGATCAGCAGTACGAGATGTTTGTGAAGAATAAGGTTCGGCGTTTTGCGTCAGGTTTTGGTTGTTCTTACGAGACGTTATCGCGTGATTTCAGCGAGACGAATTACAGCAGCAGCCGGTTGAGTTTGCTTGAAGATCGTGAGCACTGGAAGGTTATTCAGTCTTATTTGATCGAAAACTTTCATAATCGGGTATTCCGCGAGTGGCTTGACTTAGCTGTATTGGCTGGTGAGCTTCCGTTCGATGATTACGATTCACGTCCTGAGCGTTATGACACTCCGCGATGGATGGCTCGCGGATGGGATTGGGTTGATCCATTGAAGGAAGCAAAAGCTTATCGCCAGATGGAGCAGGCTGGTTACATGACCAAGGCTCAGATCGTCGCGAAGCTTGGCGGAGACTTCTTTGACAACCTCACTGAGTTCTCTCGTGAACAGCAAGCAGCCGAAGAGCTTAACGTTGAGCTTGATCGTGACATTATTGATGAACTCCCAGAGGAGGTTGAGTGATGCCTGCAATGCCAACTGAAGGTATGCGCGAAGAAGCGCAACGTTATAGAGATTGGAAAGAGGATGGCCGCGATGGTGGTACTGAAGTAGCCGCTCGTCGCGCCACTCAAATTCTCAGCGGCAACGAACTCAGTGATGACACAATCGTCGAGATGAGTGCTTGGTTTGCTCGCCACGAAGTAGACAAAAAGGCTGAGGGGTTCAGCCCTGGAGAGGAAGGTTATCCTTCTCCAGGCCGTGTTGCCTGGGCTGCCTGGGGTGGTGACGCTGGCAAGGCTTTTTCTGATCGCACTGTTGAATCCATGGACCGCTCAATCGATGAAGAGACCAGGGCCGAACCTGACGGCCTGAAGGTTGGTGATTTTGTTCGCTGGAGTTCGTCTGGCGGCAGCGCACAAGGCAAGATCACAAGAATTGTTCGCGATGGTCAGATCGACGTTCCTGATAGCGAGGTTGTCATCAATGGCGAAGAAGATGACCCTGCAGCTTTAATTCAAATTTATCGCGAAGGCGATGATGGCTGGGAACAAACTGATGTTTATGTAGGACATAGATTCAGTACACTGACAAAGATCGAAGCCTTACGCGCAATGGAACTTACTTCGGAGGTGCCTGATGTTGTTGCAGAAGAGAGTTCTAAAAAAGAATTGTCTCGCGATCTTGAAGGTACAAAATTCAAGCGTGTTGAAGCGACAAGTTTCAACATGGTTGACGAAAGGAGCATGGAATTTCCATTCAGCTCTGAATATCCCGTGGCTCGTTACTTTGGAAACGAGATCTTGAGCCATGGCATGGAGTCTGCGAATCTTTCGCGACTCAATGATGGCGCA